AAACTTGACACTTCATCTAGTTTAGCACTTGTAGGTGATATAGTATCTCCTGAACTATCTAATTTATATTGTGCTGTGTCAGAAAATAAAAGTAAAGACTCATTAAATCCTACAGAGTTTTTTAAATCATTAACTTGTGTTCCTGATGCCGCAATATCAATAGGGTCAGTATCTAAAACTTGTGTTGTTGTTGTAGCAAAGTAATTAAAGAAACTAGCATTTTCTGTAAATACTAAATTTTCACCAGACATAATACCTAATCTATTTTTGTAAAATGTAAGATTGTTAATTTTCTTACCTACAAAACTAGGGTCAGCATTTGTTTCACTATCTCCACATGTTCTATCTGTCCAATCTAATTCTTTAAATGTAAACGTACCATTATTATTATTTATCAATGCGTGTGGCATTGTAGAGTTATCTAAACCTACAGATGTTGCAGGTGCAATAGTTTCATTCCATACACCATTACCTTGAAACGCAACATAGTAATCAGACAATGTATCACCTTCATCACCTGTTACTTTTAATATAACTCCAAGTTTACCATAATAAGGTAATTTAGAAAAATCTTGTATTTTATCTCGTATAGCATACATGGCTGTGTTACCAGAACCATCTGCTGTACTTACAGTATAGTTTGAATTTTGGTCAGTAGGTTTTCCGTATATAACTGAATCAAAACTTTCAAATGTAAAGTAAGACGTAAACCCAGAATAATTAGCTAAACCTTGTGAACTAGATAAAGTTGCTCCTGTGTCTGTTCTTACAGTTTTAAAACCAATACCATTAGCGGCACTATCCCAGTGTGTACTAGATGTACCATTTAATAATATATCTTTAATTTTGTTTGTATCTCTAAATTTACTATCTGTAGAAGCATCATTACCAGTAGGTAATTGAAACTGCACCTCTGTTTCATAAGGCATACTAGGGTGATTTAATGCTACTTTATATTCTCTACCATAGTTTGTTAATTTAACATTTATTAAAAACTCTTCTACTTTAGCCGCAGTGTTTGTAGAATCTGCCGCTACAGTTGTAGCTGTGTTTGCAATAAATGTATAGTCTGCAATGTTTACTAATTTAAAATTTTCTTTAGGATTAGTAGATGTCAAATAACTTGAACCACTTTGTATAGTAACTGTTTTTGCATTACCTGCTAAATCCCATACTTTTACACCACCATTATAAAATGCTACTATGTATTGATTACTTGCATCTCTTTGTATAGACCAAAATTTTGTTGTGTTAGGATATAAGTTAGTGTTGTCTAAAGTTGCTACAAAATCTAGCGGTGGTCTTTTTGACAAACCATCTACAATATTGTTTGCAAAATTAACTTGGTCTTCACCTTGATTTATTCCTCT